GTTTCAATGCTTGGTTTAATGATGATACCTATGGATCATACTCTCATCGATGTGAGTGGTTCTTTGGTGACTGTGAAGTAGAAGATGTAAAGACCCGTAAGGATTTACTCTACAAATGGATTCATGCTGCCTACTGTGCTGGTTACAGTCAAAATAAAGCACTCAAAGCATTAGACAAACTACATAAAGAGAATGAAAAAGGTATGAAGGAGTTAGCAGTTGATGATGGATTTGAGATTCAAAAGCAAAGTTTTTATGATCAACTATGGGAACTTTTAGAAACTGAACTTGGTGATACTGTTCTCTGTGATCAGATGGCAGATAGAATCTATGATTTAGTAAGATGGAACTCACATCAACTTGCTGAATACAAATACTTCCTCCATTGCCCAAAATATCAGGATTTCAAATAAACGCCATTTATCAGGATTACAAGTAAAACTATGACAATCCCTAATTTCAAATCTCAAGATGATCACCAAGAGTTTGTCAATCTATTTTGTGATCGTTGGCAGGTAAAACTTAATCTTCTTAATCGTGTTAAAAATGATTTGTTTCCAGAATATAAATCTTGGGATCATCTTCAATCCAAAACACTTGAGACTATCAACGACATCACACAATCTTTGCTGTATGATGTAGAGTGGACATTCAAAGATAAGCATCCAGAGTATAAGACTGACGATGATGATGTATTCGTTCCTCGTTCTTCATTCAAAGAGACTGTAACTGAAGCACTGCTAGAGGCAAACCAAAAGTTCTGGAACAATGTCAATGATTGTCCTCCTTGTGATACTTTAACATGTGCTGATCATCTGACTGACGAATGACAACTGTATTCATTTTTGCCTTCATTATTTTACTCACTATCACACTTGAAATGACATGGGGAGTAAAGAAATGACACTCGAACTTCCGCCCAGTTTTATACATGAAGCACCCGAAGGATATACCTACACCGTCAAACCTTTCAAAAGGGGTATGTTGGGTATTTGGTTGCTTCATCATCGGGTCTACAGTTACAGCAGCGATCAAGTTAGCACTATCTGGGGATTTTATGCCCCAAAGACACAACAATACTACGCACCAATTAATGCACAACAAGTAGGCAACATCGTAGACATTAATGATACTCGCCCCTACACTGCAATGAAACTTAACCTGAACCCTCTCATGGCAGCGTTCGGGTAGACAGTTGAGCAAAGTGTCCACCAGCGCCCCCTGAGGGCGCTTTTTCGTGCCATACTATATGCATCAACCAAAGGGAACCGACCCATGGCAACCAAAGCAGCAGCACTTCAACAGTTCCGCTACAACTGGAAAGTGTCAACCAAGGGCACACAATGGGCAAATGATGTTATCGCCAAGCGTGAAGCATGGAATAACTTCACCGATGAACTTTGCAAAGAGGGTTACATCACCGACCGTCAATACAACACCTGGACTAACCCTTTCTGATTCACATTCACCCACATTCTTCACATCATGACTATCACTGAACGCAATCAAAAACTCTACGATCTGCGCGTTAAACTTGATAAGAAACGGGCAGAACTTGCATGGATTGAGCAAGAGATCTGGATGGTAAAAGATGAGTACGACAAGCAAAGATTTGTCGAAACTCCTCTCTTTGATGAAATCTTCGGAGGTTGATTAACATGAAAGACTTCATTTGTGCATACTTCGGTAAAGATTGGACCATCACTGCTCGTGGGTTTGGTTCTCTTAAGGAAGCAGAATCGCATGGCAAGTTTATGATGCCAATGGCAGGATGCTTCGGTTTTGCTGTTATCTCAGAAGACCAAGATGCTTGGATTGTGTTTGATCAGTTCAGCATGTTGTCTGGCAAAGAGACAGTAACTCGTGACGATTTCAAGAACTTCGCTATTTCTTTCTGATGATTACTACTGACAATCACAACCGCAAGAATGTGTGGGATATAAAAGAATCCACCGATAGTTGGTTCTATTCACCCGTAAATTATCCAAGAATTAAGAGCACACTAACCGAGAAAATGCACAAAGAATGGTTAGATCTTATCAAGAAAGATCCCGTCATGGTTATTGACTTAAATACTCTTAAACTTCGTCCCCCAAAGTACAAATGACTGTCTCCAAAGAACAACTCATCGAAGCACTTTACAATGAGTATGTTTTTCTTTGTCATGATGATTTCGATCCAGATGAAGATGTTACTCCTGAAGAATACCTGGAAGGGTTAAAAGAATTGACCTATGATGAGTTGGTGGATGAGACATCCACCGATGATACTTTCACTCTTGAAGAATATCTTAGGATGTGGGGGTAAGCAAAGAGAAATTGTGCCAGTTGAGGCACTGTCCACCATTCCCCCCAAACGCCCCGATTCTGTGCCATCATACTGGTATGAACAAAGGAAACGCAATGCCCATCACCGTCCGAAACGCAGACAACAAAGTGTATATCTCTCTGGTCCAAGATCCCGCCTTCATTAGTGCAATCGAAGGTCTGCAATCTTTTGTTCTTGATAACAACGCAGATTGCGACATGGCATACGATTGGGTATGCGATCAGGCAGAATGTCACTCCTTTGTTTGTGACGGTCCCGCATGGGATTTGTTCTACGACATGTGGGATTCCACCCAAGGTCTTGACGATTGATGCCCAAATACGACGCAAATTACTACTCAAAAATGCAAAACAATCACCTGACTGATTACATCAAATCCAAAGGTTATACTGTCGCAGAATGTGACAAACCTGCCAAACTTCCTGAGTTTCCTAAAACTATTCACGGTCGTACTTTTGCCACTCGTGAAGAGTATCAGGCAGCAATTCATGACTTTCTGAACGGTAACTGATTCTGCAAAAACTTTCCCGCAAACTAATGCAATTCCAAATCACTGACATTCAATTTGATTGCACTCTCGATGAGGACACTGATTATTCGTCTTTGAGTGATCAAATCTGCACGGAGGAGAAACTTCGTGAAGAATACATTGGTACATTCTGGGAGGCAGATGATGGTGATGATTTAGTCGAAGAGATCTCCTGTGCATCTGGTTGGTGTATTCGTTCCATTGACTATCGCACAATTCTGTCATGATTAGTTTCATTGTCTGGATCTGTATTGTGATCCTTCTGTACATCTTCATCAAAAACTTCGTCAACCACGCATGATGACTAAAGAGCAACTTGATCAGTTCAAATCCAACTATTGCGAGATGATCATTGATCAAATGGATATGAATGATCTCATTCAAATGTGCCATGATTTGTTAATGGATGCATACAAAGATTGCACAGAAGAAGAATTGAAAGAGGAAATCTTGGACCTCTACGATGATAGTGTGCTGAATGGTATTATCGGAGGCAACATCTGATGACACAAAAAGAAAAGATCGAAGCACTGCGTAAGGGTAAGACAGGCGCTCAAATCCTGAGAATCTTGGATAACCTCTACGGTGTAAAGATCACCACGATCTCTACAACAACAGAGGCAATTCCTGACCCTGGTTATATCATCACTTGGGATGGGCGGCAGGTCGCCTTTTAGTATGCCAGTTGGGCAAAGTGTCCACCAAACCCCCACAGGGCAGGGAAATGCTCTATATTAGTTTCATCGGGGGGCACCGCACCCCACACACCCTTAACTCTCTCAACTCTCATGCGTAAGATCGAACAGCAAATGTGCGCCGCCGTTAAGTCTAACGCTAACTGGCAATCTGCTAACACTGCTGTTACCTTTGACGAGGAAACTGGCATCTCTAAAGTGTATCTGCACGGCAACAAAATTGCAGAGATTGATGACACCAGCATGACTATCTTTGACGGTGGTTGGCAGTCCAACACCACAAAGTCTCGCCTTAATGCACTTTGCGATGAGTTTTGCTTCGCTGGCGAAGGTGTTTTTCAGAAAGACTTTAAGTGGTTTGTTCGTAAGTTTGTAGGACAAATGGGAATCGAAAAGATCTTCGTTACTGAAGATTTCGAGTCTGGTTATGTCTTTGCCTGATAACAATGATCAAAGCACTGACTAAAACTCGTTCCGCAAACTTCTACGCTAATCAGGTGAAAGTTCTTCTTCTCATTGTCATCGCTGGTCTGTTCTGGTCATCAACAAATGCTCGTGATTTTACTGCTGATCAACTAAACAACGCTGCTCAAATCATTCGCGCTAATTGATCATGAAAAACTATCGTCTTCTGATTGAGTATAAAGTCCCCAACACTGCGGAGACTTACTATGAAGAATCTTTCATTCAATCGCGTTACTCTTCGGCATACATTTGTGATCAATATGTAGCACAAGACCGCGAAGATCTTATCCGCTCTGTTGAAGTTTCCCCTGTTTGATGATCATGACTGACAAAATGTATCAACGCAACATTGACATCATTGCTGATCATTATATGAATCGAGTCACACACTTTTGTGATTTGAATGATATTGAGTCATGCAATGCTCTGTATGAAGAGTTCGTCGTCGATGGGCAAGATCCCGAAGATGGTGAATATGAATGGTGCTTCATTCCTGCTCTCGTTAATTAATCCTCCACAACACAATGTCTCGTCTCTCGATTGAAAATCTGTCCAAAGGTCTTACATTTTACAATGGTGCAAATGCAGAGATCGCTATCACTTTCACTCATGATGATTCACACACAGTTTCAAACTTCATCTCTAAATATGAAGAGCATTTGAATATCGTAATCAATCGCCATGAGGATGATGCATTTGTGTTTATTCTCAATGCATCATCATCTAAGGAAATTGCCCGCATTTGTGATATAATGTCAGAGGACATTGATGTCACCGAACTGGAAATCATTTCTTCAGAGGAGTATTAAACATGTCTAAGATCGATTGGATTTATTTCGACAAAGTTGATGCGTTAATGGATGACATTCCAGATCATCTGTGGTATAATAAACATGGACAAATCGTAGAGGATGATTACACTGTCCCCGAAGATGTCCCGTCATTTCCTAAAGTTGAATGTCTAACCACATGGTAAGTCAATCGATCTATTCTCATCCTGATTCTCTATACAAAGAGATCATCCAATACTATCAAGATCCCGACACCCTAAAAAATGACACTCCCCTCAGAAACTATCGTAAAAGTAGAATTGTCTCATCAGCAGGTAAGCATACTGAGAGCACTGATCATTCAGTATAAACATGTCTGGGGAAGTAAGGGCAAATTGCCTACACATATTGCAGACCTATTAGACTCCACTGATTATCAACTCACCTCATCATGTTCAAAGAAGGACAGTCAGTAACTTACAAAGGAATGAGTGGGTTTGTGAACTTCATCGATGAAGATTACATCACCATTTGTTTCAAGCAGTATGCGTCCGATGCAGTACACGGAGAGACCTATTGTTGCCTCTTGGTGTACCCTAACGAGCACGACCAAGTGTATGTCCTCGACAGTAAGTAAGTGCCCTCTGAGTGTCTCTGAGGGTGCTCTGAGTGAGTGTTATGAAATCAATAAAATACCTTAAAAAATATAGTTGCGTGTTTTGTTCATTGAGTGATAAGTGTGTTAAAAGTGTGTTCCGTGAGTGTCAGTGAATCCGTTGTAAATGTCTCCAGTGAGTGTTATTAAGTCTTCTCTAAATGTCTCTGAGTGATGTTGACTAAGCGAGCGTACTATGGACCTCGCAGTTTGTCAAGTATTACCCCCAAAAAAGTATGAAATCCCACACAGGACCAATGAGACCTACTGAGACACATTGCACCTCTGCCTATACCATGCTATAATGTGAGAGCATCACACAGGACAGCAAATGACAGGCAGTTAACTAACAGCAACTCACAGTCAATCTGAGACACTCTGAGTATCACTGAGGGGGACCTACATGCAGTGCTCTGAGTATCATTGAGACACAGTGTTTTCCGTTGTTATGTGTTGCGTTCCTGCGGGCGATGCGGTTTAAATTCAATGGGTCCTTCTAACCTACAACGAACCAAATTCGAGAGAGTGATATCACGCTAATAAAAAAAAATTTCCATATATAAAATTGACTCACAGGTTTCATAGAATGGAAAAAAAATCTCACAGGATCAAAACAACAATAAGGTTCGACCCAGTTTCTGATGAGTATGTTGTGAGTTTGCCTGAGAGTTTCTGTAATGAACTCGATTGGTATGAAGGCACAGAGATCATGATGAATCTCGATGCCGATGGAGTCTTCCTAGAGGAGGAATACGAAGATGAATGACACGATCTATCATGTCTACGATGAGGATAACAAAGTCGTCGCTCATAGTCTCAGTGATGAATCTCTTGCAGAGAAAATTCTGAGTGATGAGATTGATTTTGCGGATCATCAAATCGTCGGAGTAAAACAAGAAAAATTCAAAGAGGCGTCGTATTGACGCACCTACATAATACTGTTAGAATGCTGAAGTACTAGTACACACATTATGGCTAAAGGATTTACTGTAAAAGCGAAAGCACCTGAACCGAAAGAACAAGAGTGGGATTACGATAAGGCACGGGAGATGCTTCGTGGCAAAGCAATCGTCTTCTGCTTGCCTGGTCGTGGTTGCTCATATCAATTCATGAAGTCGTTCTTGCAACTGAGTTTCGACTTGGTGCAAATGGGCGCAAGTATTCAAATCTCCCAAGACTACAGCAGCATGGTGAACTTTGCTCGTTGTAAGTGTCTGGGCGCAAATGTCCTTCGTGGACCCGACCAGATTCCCTGGGACGGCAAATTGAAGTACGACTATCAACTGTGGATCGACTCGGATATCGTCTTTAACACTGAGAAGTTCCTGCAACTCGTTCTGCTCGACAAGGACATCGCTGCTGGTTGGTACATGACTGAAGACGGTCGTACCACCTCTGTAGCACACTGGTTGGACGAAGGCGACTTCCGTAACAACGGTGGCGTCATGAACCATGAGACTGGCGAAACCATGTCTAAGCGTAAGAAGCCCTTTACGGTTGACTACACAGGTTTCGGATGGGTGCTCATCAAGCACGGCGTCTTTGAGAACAAGGAGATGAAGTATCCCTGGTTCGCTCCCAAGATGCAAGTCTTTGAGTCTGGTGATGTTCAAGACATGTGTGGAGAGGATGTGAGTTTCTGTCTCGATGCTATCGAAGCAGGATATGAGATTTGGTGTGATCCCCGTATCAGGGTTGGTCACGAAAAGACTCGGGTTATCTGATATAATAATGACAGTCTACACGATCTATATCAACGGTACTGAGAAGTACACCGATGTAAGTGAAGACGAATTCTTTGACATTATGCAGGAACTCGCGTATGATCATTACGAAACGGGGGTTCCTGCCCTTAACGATATTTCTTATAGGATGAAAGAAGACAATGGCTAAACTGAAAGCATCTCTGACCAACAAACTGATCATCGAGTCCAAACCCAAAAAAACTCGACAAGGTAAATCCAAGAACACCAAATTGAGCGCGTCGGCGCGTAACTCGGCTCGTAAGAAGTATCGCGGTCAAGGTAAGTGAGACCTGAGACTCGCAAAGCAATGGAAATGCTCTTCACTGCAAAATGGAATCTTCCTAAGGCAGCAGAGTATTGTAATCTAAGTAATAAGGAAATGAAGATTACCTTCAACGAGTATTGTAATTTTCATCCGCCAACATACAATCAGAACAATGAGTCAGTTAATCATCAATCTTCCGCCTCAGAAAGTCTGGGTTCGTAAAGAATACCTTAGAGATTTCCAAGATGGATTTGGTGAATTTGTAGAAGGCGTCTGGGTATCGGTTAAGTCGATCCCTGGACGCGCTTTTTATTTTGAGACATACTTACCGAAGTATGCTGCAATGTACGATAAACTTCCCATTTCTGCATTTTTGTCGCGCCCCGAAACGCCTGACCCCGATCTTGACCTTCCTAACCTACAGTTTTGGAACTGCATGGACTATGGCGTTAGATGCCTTGAGAAGTCCTTTATCACTTCAATGGACTTCGAAGTACGCACACGCAATTTCGGGACCCTTACAGGGGCATATCGCTTCACTCTAGACAACTTTCACCCTGATCTAGACACTACAAACTGCAATGTGAGCGAAATTCCTGACGAACATAAGTCTCATAACTGCATCGAACTCGAAAATGGGCAGTTTTGTCTTTATCCTAACAACAGAACAAGGATTTTTGACCTGTCTATCACCCCCAAAACTCCGCTCGTACCTGACTTTAAGGTGAGTACACACTATTTCCAAGTTGAAAATGGTGTTAGATGGGGTAGATTAGGTGATACAGACGAATATTTCTGGAAAACTGACGAAGAAAAAGACGAAGATTTCTTAAATTCGGTACTTCCACCAGATGATTACATGAATTCCATGTATCCAGACATTCCAAATGACTTAAACGAACCAATCGTCAAGAATGTTTGTCCCAATTGTGGTCAAAATCCGTGCGATGTTCGTTGTATTTACGCAGACTAAATATTTTTTAGGGATAGCAACCCCTTTAAAAGTTCTGGAAACGAACTTTTGGAGGGCAAAATGTCCAATCATCCTGTTCCCGATCATAATCGTGACATGATGCGGGAAGATTTCGGTACTGAATTTTTAATTACAGACCCCAAATCTGATAAAATCTTAAGAGAAGTGGTCGGAGATCACAAACACGATCTAAAAAGACAGACTTTACTCCACGAACAAATTCGTAATGATGAAGATTACGATGATTGGGAGTATGGGACTGAACCAAGCTACGGGAAGAAGGTATAAATAATCTCGATATATAGTGCCAATTCATGGCTGAGTCTAACTCACGGGCGTTTAAGGACATTGATTTGTCTTTTAAAGCGCATCCTGTTACGGGAGATCTACCTGTTCTCAAGAATGAGAAGGCGATTAAGCGTGCTGTTAGGAATTTAGTGCAAACAATTGTAGGAGAACGACCATTTGCGTCCAATATTGGGACGGATGTGACTCGTTCTCTCTTTGATTTTGTAGATTATGGTTCTGCAGGAGTGATTTCTCAGCAAATTGTTGATGTTTTAGCTGGTTTTGAGGGGAGAATTGCCAACACAAAGGTTCAAGTCAACCCAAGTCCAGACGACAATTCATTTGATATCAGAATCACCTACGATATTGTCGGTGAAAGTTTTGATAGTCAGGCATTCGAGTTTATTTTAGAGTCAACTAGGTAAAAAAATGCCCTCTTTTAAGTACACAAACCTAGATTTCGACCAGATTAAGCAGTCGATCAAAGATTACCTAAGAGCAAACTCAGATTTTTCTGATTTTGACTTCGAAGGATCGAATATGTCGATTCTGCTGGACGCTTTAGCATATAATACTTACATTACGGCATTCAATAGCAACATGGTTGCCAATGAATCCTTCCTAGATTCAGCAACTTTGAGGGAAAATGTCGTATCTTTAGCAAGAAATATTGGATATGTACCTAGATCGCGCAAAGCTGCGGAAGCGATCATTGATTTTGACTTCAAATTCCAAGGAAACTCCACTACAGTAACTCTCAAGAGCGGATTGGTTGCTGTTGGATCCGTAAATAATACTTCTTATGTGTTTTCGATCCCAGAAGATGTAACGGTAAGCAGTCCAATTGATGCTGGGGAGGTTGCTGGCGCGAATCCTAAGAGAACTGCTACATTTTCTGGTCTAACTGTCTATCAGGGCACATATTTAACTAAGCAGTGGACTGTAAATGGCAGCAGTGATCAAAGATTTTTGATTGAAAACTCTTTTGTTGACATTGATACCCTTAGAGTCACTGTTAGAAAGTCTGGAGCATCTGCTGGACTCTCTTTTTCTAAAGTAGATAACATTATTAATGTAACTGGCAACTCAAATATCTACCTAATCCAAGAAGCAGCAAATGAAACTTATGAATTGCTGTTTGGTGACGGACTTTTTGGTACAAAATTAGAAATTGGTGATACTATTAGCATTTCTTACATCATAACTGATGGAAAGGAAGGAAACGAGGGTAAAAATTTCGCATTTTCGGGAAATATCGTAAATGATGCTGGAACAAGCATTGCACCGTATCAACTAGCAACCGTAACGACCTCTCAGAGCGCCCGTAATGGGTCTGATATCGAGTCTGTTGACTCTGTTAGGTACTTTGCCCCTAGAATGTACTCAGCGCAGAACAGGGCGGTCACACCACGCGATTACGAGGCGATCGTTCAGTCGATTTATCCCAATACTGAGTCCATTTCTGTTGTTGGTGGAGAAGAATTAGACCCACCAGAGTTCGGAACGGTTGTTTTGAGCATCAAGCCCAGAAATGGCACATTCTTGTCAGACTTTACCAAGCAGAATATCTTAACTAAACTAAAAAGTTACTCAATTGCTGGAATTAACCAGAGAATCGAAGATTTGAAATTATTGTATGTCGAACTTGATACTTCAGTCTACTACAATAACAGCATTTTTGATGATGCTAATGATTTGAAGGCACAAATTATTCAAGCATTGACAGAATATGGCGGATCTACCAATTTAAACAAATTTGGAGGAAGATTCAAGTATTCTGAAGCACAAAGAATCGTAGATCGTGCAAATCCTTCGATTACATCGAACATTATGCGCGTTAAGATGCGTAGAGACATGAAGTGTCTTATTAATCAAGTTGCACAATACGAATTGTGCTTTGGAAATCAATTCCATATCTTACAAGGTGGTGGAACAATTAAGTCTTCTGGATTTACCATTCAAGGGAGCGAAGAAATCGTCTATTTGACTGATATTCCTAGAGACGATGGTTTGTTTGGTGATATTGCTATCTTTAAACCTGCAAAAGTAGAAGGTGGTGACTCTGAGGTTGTAATTAAATCTGCAGGAATAGTTGATTACATAAAAGGAGAGATTATCATCAATGCAGTTCAGATAACATCAACTGTTAAGGGTAATGACATTGTTGAGGTTCAGACATTCCCAGAATCCAATGATGTTATTGGACTCAAGGACCTTTATTTGACTCTAGACCTCTCAAACTCTCAGATAAATATCGTGAGAGACACAATTTCCTCTGGTCAGCAAATTTCTGGCATTGGATACCAAGTCACTTCTAGCTACTCCAACGGATCGCTAATTAGACAGTAGGATGATCGAGACAAATTCGCCTTTAAGTCCCAGAATCAAGACTTATCAAGTAGTAAGTGAAACTGTACCCGAATTTGCAGTTTCAGAGAATCCTGCGTTTGTAGAGTTTTTAAAACAATATTATATCTCTCAAGATTATCAAGGTGGACCATCTGATATCGCTGAGAATATTGATGCGTACATCAAATTAGATAATTTAACAACTGATGTAATCAGAGGCACCACAAATTTGACTGCGGATATCTCAAATTCCGCAGATGTCATTAATGTTACCAATACTGATGGATATCCTCAGCAAAATGGTCTCCTGAAAATAGATAACGAGATTATTACATATTCTGAGAAAACTAATACATCTTTTATTGGTTGTATTAGAGGATTTAGTGGAATTTCTGGTTACTCGGAAAATGCAGTAACCTGGAGTCAAACTATAGCATCTCCACACTCTTCTGGCACATCTGTTGTCAATGTGAGTGTTCTTTTTCTTCAGGAATTCTATAAAAAACTGAAGGCAATGTATACTCCTGGTTTGGAAGGAGTAACACTATCTCCAGACCTCGATGTAAACAATTTTATCAAAGAAGCAAGAAGTTTATATGAAGCAAAGGGAACCGAAGATTCCTTCAAGATTCTTTTCAAAGCTTTATTTGGAATTGAACCTAAAATCAATGATCTTGAGAAATATCTGATCAAACCATCATACGCAAACTATATCCGCAGAAAAACTATTTCTGTGGAGTTGATTTCTGGTGATCCTAGTGGTTTGATCGGTGAAACCCTATTTCAAGATGATGATCCAAATAATCCAAATTATAATGCTGCATCTGGACCTATTTCTGAAGTCACTAACATCAGAGATAACTATTACAAAATTTCTCTGTTTACTGGTTTTGATGAGAGATCTCTGACTGATGGAACATTTAGAGTTGCTGGAAGAACAAGAAATATTGGTGAAATTGGTATTGGAGCATCTGTAATTACAGTTGATTCCACTGTTGGATTCTCCAGTGTTGGTTCTCTTAAAATTGGAGATCCTACAAACTCATATTATCAGACTCTTACTTACACTACAAAGAGTATTAATCAATTTTTTGGAATCAATCCTTTAGTTTCTACCACTATTCCAGACAACAGCAAAATATCTGCTCCCAATGTTGTCTATGGATACGAGCAAGGAGATACTTCGAAGGAAGTAGTCATGAGGGTAACTGGTGCCCTTAGTAAATTTAATAGCAACCAATCTCTTCAAAACTTAGATGCGAACTCTTCAATTAGAGTAAAGAACTTAGGTAGATATATTGACAATCCTGAGAATGACAAGAGTTACGAGGAAATTTTCTTCAATTCTTGGATTTATAACACATCTGCTCGCTATTACATTGATTCTTTCTCTGGATCGAATTTTGTTCTTGAAGGAACTATTGATAAATCCAGTCTTAGAAAAAATGATAGTGTTCAAATTCTAAAAAGAGGAACTACTGAACTGGTTGCTGACAATTTAGTTGTAACTGGAGTAAATGCAGTTACAAGCACCATCTCTTTGTCTGGAACAATTCCAACATTAGACCCACTAACTTTATACGATGTAAGAAGAAAGCAAAAGAAAGCAGTTTCAACTGTTGTTCCTTTGATCGGTGGTCAAGAGCAACTTCTTACTGATGTTAATAATACATACATCGTTTCGGAGAATGAATCTGAAAGCGGTAAGAGAGAAGGATTTGTTGCTTCTAGTTCTCTTCCTAGTTACCCAATCACAACTGATAAGATTCTCGCAAAACTTGTTAATCCTTCTCTTGCATTAGGAAACTGGCAGGGTTATTCTAGCGTAGAAAACGCTTATAGTATTATCTCTTTCTCCAATCCTGTTCCCTTTAAGACTGGAGAGCAAGTATATTATGCTGCAGGACCAGGAACAATTGCTATCGGTGGTCTTGAGCAAAAAGACTATTTTGTAAAGGTTCTGAGTTCACCCAACCAAATTCAACTTTTTGCATCTAGAGCATTTATTAAAGCAAATCTTCCTGTATATTTTACTCCCCCAACTCAAACAACTGGAACTCACGATTTTATCCTTAGTTCTCAAGGCAATAGATCTCTTTTCCCTGCTAGACCGATTCGTAGGTTCATTCTTGAGCAAGATCTTAAGAGTGGAAAGGAAGAGCAAACAACATCAGAATTTACATCTGATGGCAACACTGGAATGCTTATTAATGGTGTTGAGATCTTAAATTATAAGACTTCGGATGTAATTTACTATGGTGAAGTAGAATCTGTTGATATTTTGTCTGGTGGATCTGGGTATGATGTACTTCATCCACCTAGCATCACAATTAATGATTCAAATGTAAGTGCCGCAAATACTGCAGCTGCTTTAGCAGTTGTATCTGGCAAAATCGAAAACATCGTTGTTGACCCAGTAAATTTTGATATTGATAGCGTAGTTAGTGTAGAAATTTGGGGTGGTAATGGTAAAGGTGCTAGAGGTAGAGCAGTAACAGAAGAAAGATATAGAGAAATTTCTTTCTCTGGTATTACCACCTTATCTGGAGGAGATGTCAATGCTACAAATGATGTATTTACTTTTGATGATGATCACAACCTTCTGACTGGTGCAAGAATTGTCTATGACAATAATGGAAATTCTAATCTTGGAATTGCTACCACTGGATCTTCAAAGGAAGAACTAACTTTGATGAGTGGTCAGGATTATTATGTCCATGCAAATTCCAACAATTCAATTTCTCTCTACTACACCAAGAATGATGCTATTCTCGGGATTAGTAGTATTCAAATTAGCGAAGATGCCGCTGCAGCAAATACTGGTCTTCATATTTTTAGAACATATGAGCAGAAGACATCTATTGGTAGAGTAAGCATTGAGGACCCAGGCGAAGGATACACTAACAGACATCTTATTGTCAAATCGGTTGGTGTCAGCACTTCAAGAGACTTCATTCAATTTACAAACCATGGTTTCTCTAGCGGAGAAGTAATCAACTATACCTATGATACTACTGGTATTACTGGATTGAGTTCTACAAAACAATACCAAGTAATCAAACTTGATAATAATCGTTTTAGGTTAGCAGAAGCTGGAAATAAAGGAGATGTAGAACCTACAACTACAAACTATGATAAAGGTATTTACCAGTTCTTAGATTCCCCTGGTTCTGGATACCAAAGGTTCTATTATCCCGAGATTCAGTGTAGAATTACTGTTTTAACAGAAGATCAAAGAGAAAGACAGTTAACTGCTACACCTATTGTTAGAGGAGAAGTAGTAGAGTCAATTATCTATGAAAAAGGATCTGGATACGGATCAGAAATTGTTAATTTTGAGAATCCTCCAACAGTTTTTGTTCCTAAGGGATCTCTTGCACAGATTGGAATCATTATGAGCAATGGCAAAATTATTTCTGCCTTTGTTCTTGCTGGAGGATCTGGATATACTGGTCCCCCAGATCTTATTGTCGAAAGCACAACTGTTGGAGCAGGAGGTGGCGTTCTTAGAGCAGAAGCTGCTAATGGAGCAGTTACAGGTGTAAAGATTATTTCTAGTGGTGGTGGATATGAGTCTGCAACGACTTCGGTCAGAGTCAGTCCTCCTGGAAATAATCTAAAACTCAGAACTTCTCTTAGATCTATAGAACTTAATAAGGCATACAGTCTTAATCCAACTCAGTTGACATATCTGTCACCTGTCCCATCTGGACTTGCTGTAAATTACATTGGTTATGGAAACTCGATTAGAAACTTCTTTGGTGACGATGGATCTGGACACTCTCCCATCATTGGTTGGGCATATGATGGAAATCCTATTTACGGCCCATTTGGATTAGAAGATCCGAACAACATTCAGTCTGATGTCAAGAGGTTGGAGTCCAGCTACGAAATTGTTCCCACAAATATTTCAAACAGACCTCCAGTATCAACATATCCATACGGATCTTTTATTGAGGATTATGTTTATACTGGATCTGGTGATCTTGATGAACATAATGGCAGATTCACTAAAACACCCGAATTTCCAAATGGCATTTATGCATATTTTGCCACTGTAGATAATCTGTTTACTCCCCAGTTCCCATACTTTATTGGAAATACTTATAGAAGTTCTGCTATCTTAGGTAACACTGTTAGTGGACTTCTGAGCGATCAAGTTAATTTTGATTTTGAAGACTCCAAGTTAGTTAGAAATACTTTCCCATATAATTTGTTTGGTGACGGAAAAGCATATGATTATGTTTTCCAACCTTATAATGAAAACAATCAAGTGTCTACTCCAGACAAACTTGGCGTTGGATCTATAACATCTATTGATGTTTTGGCACCAGGAAGCGGATATTCTGTAAATGATCAAATTGTATTTGATGAAACCACAAGTAATGGTGGCGGACTTTCTGCAGAAGTTCAGAAAATTTATGGAAAAACGGTTGATAGAGTAACTAGTGATGTTACAATTTTCAATACCGTACCAATGGAGTATGGTAGAAATGGAATTGTATTTAATGTAACTCCATATCACGAATTCCAAACCAATGATACTGTAGGTATTAGTGGAATTTCAACATATGTTAAGGGATTAGAAGGATATCATCTAATCGATGCTCCTTTATACAAGACTAATCTTGTTGATGCTGGATACTCTGGAATTATTACTGATCTTCGTGTTGATTATGTTCCTACAGTAGTTTCTGCTGGAGATTCTATTGGTATTGGAACTGAAATCATGAGAGTTCTGAATGCCTTCCCCAGTGAAAAAATTGTTAGAGTTGAGAGATACGCTGGATTTACCACAGCATCTGCTGGAGCAGCAGTAACTTATTTCAACAGCAAATTTACAGTCCCATTGACTGAAATTCCTCTGTTCGAATCAAGATTCCAAGATATCTACTACTTCAACCCCAAGGAAGCAGTGGGTGTAGGCACCACAGTTGGATTCTCCACATCGGTTAATGTATCTCTTAATGGAGTTACAAAAAATAGATCTATTATTACTAGATCTATTTTCTTGGAAAATCATTCTCTGAAAACCAACGATATTGTCACATTTGACACTCGCGGAAACTCCGATATCTTTGCTACTGATTCAATTAGTCCGTATACGACCCCTAGCGCCCTCTCAGGCAACTATTATGTCGTAAGGAAGACCAAGAACACCATTGGCATTAAGACCGCCCCAGAGGGTCCAGAACTGTTCTTTACAAACACAGGTGATGATCAGGCAAATTACTCATTCACCACAAATTATGATCAAGAAACTGCAAAAATTGAAAGAAGTGTTCTGACAGTTGTTTCTACCGAAGATCATGATCTTTCAGTTGGTGATAAAGTCAGTCTCACAGTTCGTCCTGGTCTTGCTACTGGAATTGGCGCTTCTACAACTGCTGTCGTCAAACTTCTTGATGGTCAGTTGATTGTCAATCCAATTGGAATTCCCACCACTGGTATTAACACATCAACAAACATTTTTACAGTTAATGATCACGGTCTTGACACTGGATTTAAAGTTCTGTTGTATGGTGCTGCAGGAGTTTCTACTGCTCTGCCTGATGGATTGGAGCAGAGAACTTACTTTGTTCTGAAAATTGATAACGATCAATTCCAGTTAACAAATTCTAAACAGCAACTTTTCTTAGATCCCCCCGAGGTTGTAAGTGTAAATGACTTTGGTGTTGACGGACAAACATTAAATCCAATCAATCCCCCAATCAAAGTAACTAGAAGAAACAATCTCGTATTTAATCTTAATGATCCCACTTTAAGTGGATCTAAACTTAATATTTTCTATGACAATAATTATTTTAACGAATATGTTGGTACAGGGACCACAGATAGTCTTGAAATCGTTGGAGTAGGTACAGTTGGTATTGGAACGACAAATCCCCCAGATGAACCAACAAAAACCATTATTTTCAATAAACTTCTTAGAAATGAACTCTATTACGCTTTAGAAGTTGGTGGATACATTTCTACCGCTGATAGAGATGTTTTTAATCACACCAAAATCATTTATGTTGATAGTGCATTTAATGGAAACTACACTATATCTGGTGTAGGATCAACCACATTTGAAGCTACTTTAGTTAATGATCCAGAATCTTCTGGTTATCTCTCTGCTGATTGCGATGAGTTGTTCTATACAACGACTTCTATTGGAGCAACTGGAGGTATTGCAAAGGTAAGAGTAAATAACAATGGATTTGGATATCAGGCATTCCCCGCTGTAGTTTCTATTGGAAATAGTGGTCTTAGTGCTGAATTGAAGTTAAACAGCACAGACATCAATCGTCTTGAGTCGGTTACTGTACCGACAGATGTCTATGGTTATCCATCCGACAATACACTGAAACCAGATGCATTCTTACCTAGAGTAGTCAAAATCAAGAACGCTGACAAGGTTATCGAAGCAGATGTAACTTTCGGTGGTAGATCCTATCTCAATGCGCCTTCTTTGGCATTGTATGATTTGACTACTGGCGAAATAGTAAATAACGGTCTGATTACTTGCGAATTAAGCGATTCTGCTGTTAATAGCGTAGAAGTTGTAGTTCAACCAAGAGGTCTGACAAATAATAATTATGGACTTGCTCCTCTGAGAAATAGCAACGGTATTTCTATTATTGAAGCATTCTCTGATGTTGGAGTCTTGACATGCAAAATTACCACACCTATTTTGGGTTATGTGGATGAACCATTTAGTACTGGAGAGATTGTATATCTTGAAGGAATTGAATTTAATAATGATGGTGATGGATTTAACTCTGGAGACTACAAGTTTGCTGACTTCGCAATTACTGATTATAACTCCGCAGTAAACCCGAGACAGGTAACATTTACATATTCTGGTCTGACTACAAATGTTGGAACAGGTGCTACAGTACGACCTGGATTCGGTCAAATTGTAAAATCTACCGATCTTGCCAGATTTACAGTTACTAAGAAGTTCTCAGAATTTTCTCAAAACGAGACTCTTAAGAGAAATGATGATTTGAAGACAGATCTCATCATGAGATCTATCAATACTGCTACTGGAGAAATGGTAATCGAGGGTTCTAGACCTCTGGAACCAGATGATCAACTTGTTGGGACAAATAGTGGAGACCGCGCAGAAGTAGATGTAGTTCAAGAATTTGATGGATATTTTAATATTTCTGCAACTATTGATGCAAATCTTGGTTGGTCGGACAATATTGGTTTGATTGGTGATAATAATCAATTCTTGCCTGATAATGATTATTACCAGAACATGTCTTATGCTATTGAAAGTGAGAAGACATACGATGATATCGTCACATATGTGAACAATATCGCACACCCAGCGGGTATGAAGAACTTTGCCAACACTCAAATTCTTTCCGTTGGTGATGCAGGCGACTCTACTGGTCCTGCGGACGATGCTGGTGGATTTGTTCTTGACTTCATTTCTGATCCTCTAAGAGTAGACGCAGTTTATGGATTTGACTTAGCTAGAGATGTAGATGCTGCTGATAATGTTTCTAAGTTTGTTGAATTTAGATCCACAAGACTGTCTGATTTCATCTTGAATAAAACCAATAGGGTCCTTGTTCATGATGATATCAGTCCCCAGTTTGTTAGCAATGAGTCTAACGATCTGAGTGATGATAGAACTATCGCAGCTGCAGTTGCGGGAAGACAGTTCTCTAGATATCTGGTACAAACAACTCATTCAGCAGAGAACCCGATAAACAACCAGTATCAACTTAATGAATTGATCATGGTTGTCTCTAACCAAAATACATATCTCCTACAAAAATCGTATGTTAATAACAACAACAATGCGGGTCTTTCTACTGGTTATGCAGAGTTCTTCTCCTTCTTCAATGTTAATGAGAATCAGACAGAACTAAGAATTAAACCTTATGAAACTTTTGATACTGACTATGACATTAAGTGTCTCCAGCAAGGTTTTGCATCTGATGTTGGTATTGGATCTACTAACAGTGGAAATGTAGTCAACACTTCTGTAAACATTATTGTTGGAACTGCAACTACAGCAACAGTTGTTGGTTTTGCTACAACTACTTTTGTTGGTGGAATTGGACACTTCTTGGTTGTTGATAAAGCAACTAATAAGATTGATTATCATGAATTGGCACTTCAGACTGATGGTGTTGATACCTACTTGACTGAACTGGCGACATTCAACACAAGACAGAGTTTGGGTGGTCTGTCTGGTCCCACATTTATGGGTACATTTACTTCCAGTATTGAAAGTGGTGTTGTTAAGATTAACTACATTCACTCTAATTTGGATGCAGTGGATGTTAGATGCAAGTTTGTTTCTTTTGAGAATGTTGGTCTTGGCACAACTAGCGTTAGACACTTTAATCTTGAGTTTACTCCTGAGAGAACAGAAAGATCTGCGAGAATTGTTGTTGGCGCTTCTGCAACAACAGGAATTGCCACCGTTGTTGGTGTTTCCAGCAATATTGACTTGTCCTTCAAGTCAACGGTACATGTCTCTTACGGATCCACACAAACCCTGCACCAAATTTATGTGCTCTCTGATCCAGAGAAACAAGACACATATCTGTCTCAAGGACCTATTGCTGCAGTTGGAACAACAACTGGAATCGGAACATTTGGTGCCGAGTTCTCTGGTGGTAAGGTAAATCTTGAGTTCTATCCAGATGCAGGCGTATCTGGAATGGTCAGCATCTTCTCTTACAACGAAATTATCTATAAAGATCTTGATCCTAATGGAACTCTTGCTGGTATCGGATCCTTCGATTATGGAAAAGTATTTGAGAATGTAACTCAAAATACTTACTTAGGTATTAACAACAGAAACATTAGAGAATTTGATCTGACTTATCAGGGAATTCCGATTTATGAGCGCGATCTTAACCCTCAGAACCCCAACCAAATTAACTATGGAACTGGTTTAATTAGTTTCCAACACTTCTTCTCTAACACCGAACAGGTAACCTACACACCAGACTCTAATATCGTTGGTATTGCTGCTAGTGCTCTGCATTATGTAACTGGATATGGTTCTACAGAACTTCCTTCCACTGTTTATATTGTTAAAAACAATAACAGTCAATTCTTTATCTCAACATCTCTCACTGATGCTAGAGCAGGTATCGCTGTCACCTTCCAACCTGGAACTGGATCTGGTAACAAGCACAGATTTACAATGGAGAAGAGAGATCAGAAGACTATCATTGCTATCAGTGGAATTGTACAAAAACCAATCACATACACTCAAATCACATATGATCTTGATGTCCCCGCTAACGGTATTGTCACATCTCTTGCACTGAGCGGACTTAGCACAATTACTTCTGGAGATCTTCTGAAACTTGAAGATGAATACACCATCGTTAAAACCGTAGGTTTTGCTACTACATCTACTGGACCTATTACTGGTATTGGTACATGGAGTATCGCTGAAGTTGAGAGAGGTGCTGTAGGAACTGCTGCAACGGACCACGCTGCTGGAGTCACTGGAAGAATTCACAGAGGTGCTTTCCAAATTCTTAACAGTAAAGTTCACTTTACGGATGCTCCTCTTGGTGGTGACCTTGGACTTTCCGATCCTAGTAACCTTACATACCCCAGAGCAACCTTTGGCGGAAGAACTTACCTGAGAGTTGATTATGATACAAACGAACTGTTTGATGACTTCTCTGATCAGTTTGATGGACTTGAAAGTACATTCCCATTGACTGCTATTGGTGCTGCGGTAACAGGTATTGGTACTACTGGAGGAAACGGTGTTCTCTTTGTTAATGGAATTTTCCAAGCACCGTTTGGAGAGAACAATGAAGGCATTTCTAACTTCAAGATCATTGAGGATCCCGTATCTACTGCTGCTAGTGTTCAATTCACTGGTATTACATCAGTAGGATTTACGGATCTAATTATTGATGAGGATGATATTAACCAAAATCAGCTACCTAGAGGCGGTATCATCATCTCTGTTGCATCCACTCCTGGACTTGGATATGCTCCGTTTGAAGGTGCATCTGTAAGATTGGAGGTCGGAACTGGCGGAACAATCACCAATATCATCGGAGTTTCGACTGCAGGACCTTCCGTAAATGTCACTGAGGCATTCTACGATAATAAGACTGGTATTATGACAGTCACAACTGCTACACCGCACGGTCTCCTTTTGGAAGATCAGGTTAAGTTAGTTGGTTTGGCGTTCACCTGCCCTGGATATGGTGCAACATATAGCGTTTATGACTTCCAGTACGACTACTCTACTGGTATTTCTACAATCTTTACTGTAGGTGATCATGGTCTTACTGCTGGTGATGATGTTAAACTAGCATATCTTGAATTCGAATGTCTCTCTGGGGGAAGAAGTTACAGCATAACCAACTTCGTATATGATGAGAGCACAGGATTAAGCACGGTTACCGTTTCTAGTCCCATTGCACTAAATGTAAGTGACATTGTTAGATTGGATAATATTGGATTCACTTGCTCTGCTCCTCATGCTGGTATCACTACTACAATCTTCCCAGATGGAACACAGGGATTTGAATATGCAGTCACCCAAGTAAATTCTACAACCGAATTCGAACTCAATGTTGGTATTTCTACCATTGCACACACATATGATTCTGGCGGTACTGTATTTGCTGGATTGACTACTACAACATTCCCAGACGGAACTCAAGGATATTTCTACCATGTTGATTCTGTTGGAACTACAACTTCGTTTGTAACTAATGTTGGTATCTCCACTATCTCTCATTTGTATGTGAGCGGTGGTCAAGTTCAAACTGGTATTACTACCAATATCTTCCCAGATCACGATGATCCGTTTGCTGTTGTTGGTTTCATTTCAGCAACTCAATTTAAGACCAATGTTGGACCTTCGACATTCGGACACACTTATGTAAGTGGCGGTACTGCTGCCCAGTGGCACCCCCTCACCTTTGGTTCTGGATACAGAACAGGTATTGGCACCATTGGCATCGCTGTAACCTCTTCTACGGGCACTGGAGCGACTATCACTGCCGTTGTAGGCGCTAGTGGATCTCTGGTATTCTCTGTTGTTGGTCCTGGCACCAATTACACTGCTGATGATCTTGTTCTTCCCCCAGAACCAAATGGAGAAAACCTCAATGTCATTGGTTTGTCTAGAATTGGTCTTGGTGCAACTACTGTAACAGGTGTTGGTTGTTCAGTCTCTGTTGAAATTGCAGGAGTTTCTACTGCTACTGGAATTGGTTCCACTTACTATGAAGTTGCTAAGTGGGAGTTCTCCAAGAAAGGTTATGGATTTAAGCGTGGTGATGTATTCACTGTTGCTGGACTCTCTACTGATCCTGCAGCAGGAGACAACTTCAAAAACTTTGAAATCGAAGTTGTTGATGTATTCACAGACCAAGTATCAGCATGGCAGTTTGGTAATATTGATTATCTTGATAATATCAAGAAATATCAGAATGGAGATCAAAAGAGATTTATTCTCGAATATCAAAGATCTATCGTCAGTTTTGAAATTGATAGAAATGATGCTGATTCTAAGGAAATTGACCTTTCCGCAGTTCTCCTTATCTTTATCAACGGAGTTATTCAGCAACCTGGAGTTAACTATTCGTTCACTGGTGGTTCTGTTCTCGAATTTACTACTGCACCTACCCCAGAAGATAATGTTGTTATCTTTTTCTACAGAGGAACAATCGGACAGGATAGTTTCTTGTTTGATGTCAATGAGGTAATTAAAGTTGGTGATGAGGTAAAACTCGAAAAGAGTTCTGAGGTAGAACTCAATAGAGTATCTCAGACAGTTGATAACTTTGCTCAAGAGGAAAATAGAATTGTCAAGAGAATTGACAGTGCTGTTACTATAGAAACTCCGTTCTATCAAGGAGTGGGTATTAGTAATGATAATTACAAACCACTTACTTGGATTAAACAGAAAAAAGATATTCTGATTGATGGTTCTGTTGTTAGTAAGGCAAGAGATTCTATTGAATCTCAAATTAGTCCTATTGCTAGCGTAATCGGTGTTGTAAGTACAACTGACGCATTCCTCTTTGTTGACTCTGTTGCTCTGTTCAAAGATACTGATGGCGGTTTGACTGAGAACTTTAATCTCACATATATTGCAGAAGTTGGATTTGGAACTACCGCAGTTTCTGGTATCAACTACGAGGATATGACTGGCATCAATCCCCTGGTTGCTAATGTCCAAGGTTATATTGGTGTTGTTACTGGCATCAGCACATGTCCTGGAATCGGAACTGATCTTGCTCTCTTGATTCAGTTTGATGTTCAAGAGTATGTAAATGATGGAAATGATCCTACTGGACTTGGAACCAACTATCCGTTCAGACTCTATGGAACTGGAATTAATACTGCAGGTATTGCTATAACATCAATTGACACACATGATAGTGATATTGTTGGTACTAGCACATATTATGGTGATGGTATTTACTATGCTTCTGCTATTTCTTTCGTAACTGGATCTGGAAGTCGTCTCGGAATCATTACTGCAAATATTGCTTCTTATACTGACACTACTGGATTTGTTGGAGTTGGATCTACTGCTTCCCCATATGCATATTTCAGCTGGGGTAGATTTGGTGAAGTCGATCGTGCCCCAAATGCAGTCTATGCAAATGTCAAGGGATTGAATTATGATCCACAATTGTCACAATATCCTATTGTACAAAGAAGAGGTGTTGGATTGAGAGGGACGGGGGGTCTTCCAAAGCTATTATAAATACAAAAAAGTTAGACCTTTCGCCCGCTCATAATAATGGCAGCCATTATCACCGATCAATTTAGGGTCATTAACGCAAATAACTTTGTAGATTCTGTAATTGATGGAACTAATTCATATTATACATTTTTAGGTCTTGCTAATCCGACTATTGCGGGTTATGGAAGAACTAGCACTTGGAACAGCACAACTGTCCAACCCCCTTCTCCTATTGATAACATTAGTTATGTTAATCATGTCTATGACACGATGCTCTTTGGGCGAAAGGTATTGCCTGGTGATGTTAGGAGATTAATCCGTAAAGTTCAATGGACAAAAGGTACATCTTATGATATGTACCGCCATGATTATAATACTAATAACAGATCTCTAGTCTCAAACTCTAGTAGGCTGTATTCTGCAAATTATTATGTAATTAACCAAGACTTTAGGGTTTACATTTGCATTGATAATGGTTCTGCGGGTATCACATCGACAGCAAGTGCATCTCTCGATGAACCAACATTTACTGATCTGGAACCATCCGCTGCTGGGACGAGTGGTGACGGTTATCTATGGAAATACCTCTTTACTGTTCCTCCCGCCGACATTGTTAAATTTGACTCCACAGAGTACATAGCAGTTCCTAATGAGTGGCAAACTTCCTCTGAAAATGAAATCAAGGTTGTCAGAGACAATGGTGATTCTGAGGTCAACAATAATCAAATTAAAGTTGTTTCCATTGACGAACAGGGAGAGGGATATGCGTTCCTGTCTACTCCAGCAGAGGTAGACATTCTAGGAGACGGAACTGGAGGTAAGGTTAGAGTTCAAACAAACACTAACGGTCAGATTATTTCTGCAACTGTTACCGCAGGTGGTAAAGGATATAGTTTTGGAAGAGTTGATCTTTCTTCTATCAACGCATCTGCCACTAAGTTTGCAAAACTCACTCCGATCATTCCTCCGTCCAGAGGACATGGTTACGATCTCTACAAGGAACTTGGAACTGATAAAGTTCTAATTTATTCTAGATTTGATAATTCTTCTTACGACTTTGCCTCGGATACTACATTTGCTCAGATTGGGGTCATTAAGAACCCAATTGCAGCTGGAGCAGGATCCACTGCTGTTCTGAATACATCCGAATTCTCCAATACTAAAGCGATTAAGTTTACTGGAAGTTCTGCTCAACCATTACCGATTGGTGCAAAAATTCAACAAACTATCACTGGAGTTGGAACTGCAAAGGGATATGTTGCTTCTTACGACATATCTACTCAGGTAATCAAGTATTTCCAAGATAGAAACTTGTATGTGAATCAAACTTTTTATGATGCAACTGATAGTATTGGAGTTAGTGGAGATGCAGCAGTTTTAGATTTCTCTTCTTCTGGAAATGCTGTTACTTCTGATGGTGGATTTAGCGTAAACATTGATTCTGGATTCTCTGGAATCTCAACAACTACACCATCTGGAAGAGTTGTTGATCTTGGTGTACAGTTTACTAGCGGTCTTGCTCCATCCGAAATAAATAAAAGGACTGGTGAGATCATTTACCTTGATAATAGACCTTCTATTACAAGGAATGAGCGTCAAAAAGAAGACATCAAAATCGTTTTAGAATTCTAAGAAGATGCCACAACAGACTAACCTCAATGTAAGTCCATACTATGACGATTTTGACCCCGAAAAGGGTTATCATCGCGTTCTGTTTAAACCAGGATTTCCTGTTCAGGCAAGAGAACTTTCTACTCTACAGTCTATCCTGCAAAATCAGGTAGAGACATTTGGTAGTCACATCTTCAAAGAAGGATCCATTGTTATTCCTGGATCCGTCACTTTTGATGGTCAATACTATGCAGTTCAAGTAAACCCAACACACCTTGGTATTGACATTGGAGTCTATGCTCAGCAGGTTGTTGGCAAAGTAATTAAAGGTCAGACATCTGGAGTTACTGCAAAAGTAGTTAATTACATCAGTGCCACTGAGTCTGATAATGACTATGATACTTTCTTTGTAAAATATATCAAGTCTTCTTCATCTGGTGACTTTAATTTCTTTGGTGATAGTGAGGTTTTGGTTGCTGAAGAAGCATTTAGTTTTGGCGGAACCACAATCAATGTGGGTGGAACATTTGCATCTACAATCGAATTAAATGCTTGCAGTATTGGATCTGCAGCATCTGTTGATGATGGCGTATATTTTGTCAGAGGAAATTTTGTTAGAGTAAATAAACAAACAATTATCTTAGATCAATACAATTCTAGACCAACATATCGTGTTGGTTTAAAAATTGTAGAAAGTGCAATTAGTGCTAAAGCAGATAACACACTTTATGACAACGCAAAAGGATTCTCTAACTTTGCTGCTCCTGGTGCAGATAGACTTCAAATTAAATTAGTTCTTGCTAAGAAGTCTACTGATGATTTTGAGGATACTGATTTTGTAGAGGTCCTCAGAGTCGATAATGGAACGATCCTTTCTATTAAAAAGGATACAGAATATTCTAGAATTAGAGATTATATCGCATCTAGAACTTATGATGAGTCTGGAAACTATGCAGTAGAAAAGTTTCTTGTGAATGTTGGAGAGTCTCTGAATGATAGGCAGGGAAATAATGGTTCTTACTATTCGGACCAAACAACATTTGATGGAAACACTCCCAGCGATGACCTGGCAGTATTAAAGATTAGCGCAGGTAAAGCATACATCTATGGTTATGATGTATCTACTGATGGACCCACAACTCTTGACCTTGTAAAACCAAGAGAAACTCAAAAGGTAGAAAACAAAGCATTCCCATTTGAAATGGGAAATAAGTTTGTTGTTAATAATGTTGTCGGTCTTTCCACATTTACAAATAGAATTGACCTTTACAGCGGTCCTTACAGCGGTGGTAGTGCAGTTGCAGCTGGATCCAGTGTAAAGATTGGAGATGCCAAAGTATATAACTTTGGATTAAAAGATGCCGAATATGAAAATGCATCTACAGAATTCAACATGTATCTGTATGATGTCCAAACATACACTACACTCACACTAAACGATAATGTCAGCTCCTCTGAATTGATTGAGTCGGCATATATTGTTGGTAAGGAAAGTGGTGCTAGTGCATATGCGGCAGCTGCAGGTGCAGGAAGTAGTGTTATTAATGTAACACAAACATCTGGATCTTTCAGACTGGGTGAGCAAATTCTGATCAATGGTGTAGAAGAACTGCCTAGATCTATTGAGAACATCAAGACATATGGAATTAATGATGTTTATAGCTTCCAACAGGCAAACACTTTCTCTGCAAGCAAGAAGTTAACTGATCGCATTCCCCCCAGATTTGGGAATGGAACGATGAAGATCACTTCTGGTGGAGTTGTAACTTCTCCCAGATTTGATAGTTTTGAGAGATTCAAGCCTGGTGATATTATTAGATACGAATCCCCTACAGATACATCTAGTGCTGCTCTGAGCATCCCCACTCAAAATGTAGTTCTTACTGTTGCAGCAGATCTTCAGTCAATGACTGTTGGTGCAATGACAACTGTTGCCAACCTGTTTGATGGTGGAGTAAAGGCATTTGAAGGTCCTATCAAGATTGGTGTTCAAGACACAACTCTTGAAAATGCATCTTTGATCACTAGACTTCCTGATCTGAATATTTCAAATGTAGACTTTAGTTCTTCTACCCTTCTTCTCTCTGCTCAAGTTAAAAACGAGACTACGACTTCTGGTGGAGTATTGGTTGTTCCAATCTCTTCAGTTAACCTCGATGATGCTTCTTTCGTTGCATTCGATCAGGAAAGATATCAGGTACAGTATTCCAGCGGTGCTATCGCTAATATTGATGAGTCTCAGGTAACTGTCACTCCAACCTCTCTTACAATTTCTAACCTAACTCCTAGTCAGTCAAACATTACTGTTAATGTAACTGTTTCTAAGGCAAATGTCAAGAATAAGGTAAAGGAATTTAAGAGATCCCAAAAGGTTTCTATTACTAGATCCACTAATAGAAGATCTGGAACTGATCCCTCAACCAGTATTAATGATGGTTTGAATCATAGCGAACTCTATGGCATCAGAGTTCAAGATAGAGAGATTTGTCTCAACTATCCAGATGTAACTGACATTGTTGCAATTTACGAGTCCCTAAACTCTTCCGCACCGATCTTAGATAAATTAACATTCTCCTCTACTGATGATGTCTTTACCAGTGCCATTATTGGAGAAAATATCTTTGGAACAACGAGTAAAGGTATCGCCAGGGTAGTATCTATTGATGCTTTAAATAGTCAAATTGAAGTTGTCTATTTAACTGATGATAGATTCTCGGTACTAGAACCTCTGGAATTTGAAGAGTCTAGAGTCGTTGCTGTACTTCAAGCATATACTCCTGGCAAGTACAGAGATATTACCACAAGCTATCTGCTGGACAAAGGACAAAAAAACCAGTATTACGATTATTCTAGAATCGTTAGAAATAGAGGAGGTTATGTTCCCCACAGACAACTGTTGGTTGTTTATAACAGATTTGATGTTCCTAGCGGAGACACTGGTGATGTATTCACCGTCAACAGTTACGATGAAGAAAGGTATGCAAAAGACATTCCTAATATTGGACCGTCGGAAACCGCTGCTCATGATGTATTAGACTTTAGACCCAGAGTATCTGCATTCAATCCAGCATCTGCATCTAAGTCTCCGTTCTACTATACATCTAGAGACTTTTCTGGCGAACCTGATAGAATTTTGACTCCCAATGAGTCAATGACTTTTGATTATGATTTCTACCTCCCAAGAATTGATAAATTGATTCTTCTTCCAGATGGAAATTTCAAGATTGAGGGTGGTACACCAGCAAGACAACCAGTTCCTCCTGCTGCAACCAGCAAAGGAATGGAGATTGCTACTATTCTTCTCCCCGCATATCTCAAAGATGTAGAAGAAGCAAGAGTCTTCTTGAAGGATAACCGTAGATTCACAATGCGTGATATCGGTGATCTTGCAGATAGAGTTGAAAATCTAGAGATTGCTACTAGTCTTTCTCTGCTCGAAAAGAGTGCAGAGTCTCTGCAAATCAGAGATGCTCAAGGTCTTACAAGATTTAAGTCTGGTTTCTTTGTAGATAACTTCAAGACTAATGACTTTATGGATCCAAGTTCTCCTGCGGAGATCGACACAGAACTTGGTGAACTGAGACCTCTGAGAGAATTTTCTTCCATTGATCTTCAAGTCGCTCCTAAGACTGATCTTCCCACATCTCAAATTGACTTTGATTCTAACTTCGAACTTTTAGATTCTGCAAATACTCAAAAGACAGGAGATCTGCTTTCTCTTAGATATGAGGAAGTTGAGTATATTAAGCAAGAGTTTGCAACTAAGACCAACAACATCAACCCCTTCCATGTTGTTGCTTACACAGGTGCTCTAAGACTCAATCCCACCGTTGATAACTGGATCAATACCAGAAGAACCGAAAATGTTATTCGTAACACAATTGGCATCACGGTATTTAATAACCAAGTTGCAGCAAACTTCAGTCTCACCAGAGGTGGAGTTCTTGGTGGATCTGCTACCGTAACTACTAGAGAAGTTGGCAGAACTGTTCAAAGAGATGATATTAGATCCGAAAATACATTTATTGCAGAAGAAACATTCGATCCATTTTGCCGCTCTAGAAACATTGAGTTTAAAGCGATTGGTCTAAAACCAAACACTCGTTTCTATGCATACTTCGATAATCAGAATGGTTTAGATATCATTCCAAAACTTCTTGAGGTTAATAATGTTTCTGGTTCTTTCCAAGTTGGCGAAACTATTAGGGGTTCGGTAAATGGAAACGACTTTGAATTTAGACTTTGCGCACCAAATCATAAGTCTGGACCATTCAATAATCCTAGCGAAACATACACTATCAACCCGTATGACACGGTATCCACTCTTCCTAATGGATACTCTCAAGCATCTACAGTATTGAATATTGATACTGTAGCACTTGCTGCTCAGGCACAAGGAGCTTTCTTTGGACTTGTTCTTCCTGGAATGGTTTTGAGAGGTCTGACAAGTGGTGCTCAAGCAACTGTTTCTCAAATCAGATTGGTTTCTGATGACTTTGGCGATCTGATCGGATCTGTTTACATTAGAGATCCTAACCAAACACCGACACCTCAAGTTAGAATTAGATCAGGTAGCAGAGACTTCAAACTCACTTCTAGTGCTACTAATGAAAATCCGTTACCTGGAAGCACCTTGATTTCTACCGCGATTGGTAGATATCTCGCAACTGGCACTACAAGAGTAATTCAAACAGATATTAGAATCACAACTCTTGAAACAACAACGGTTACCAATCTTTCTACAATTGATATTAGAGGCACGATTCCTCCTCCGCCGCCCCCGCCGCCGCCAGTTATCATCAATAACACTACAGTTATTGATAGAACAAGAACGGTTGTTGTTAACAGAGCTCGCCCTGTTCAGGTAAGAAGAAGAGACCCTCTTGCACAAACAATCGTAACAGGACCAGAAGGTGCGTGGATTACTTCTCTCGATGTATTCTTTGCTAAGAAGAATACGGGAACCACTCCAGTAACTGTTCAAATTAGAACTGTTGAACTTGGCACACCCACATTGTCAGTAATTGATAGAAACGCTATCGCAGTTCTCAGACCTGCTGACATTACAACATCTGAAAATGGAACTATTCCTACACGAGTAAGATTCAGAACACCTTTCTACTTAGATCCTAACACTGCTTACGCTATTGTTCTTCTTTCTGATAGCGATGAGTATGAGGTATTCTGTGGAGAGATGGGTCAAAAAGCACTCAATACTCAGTTGCTTCCCTCTGCTCAGGGTAAGATTTACTCTCAGCAGTTTGCGATGGGTTCTCTCTTCAAGTCTCAAAATGGAGAGACCTGGACTCCTTCTCAGTTTGAAGATCTTACATTTAAACTCTATAGAGCTAAGTTTACTTCTGATATCGGTCTCCTTACATTCTACAATCCTCCTATTGAACCCAATAACGGACTACTGCCTCCCATTAACTTCGACCCGATTACATCCCTTCCCAAGAAAGCAAAGATTGGTATTACGACCACATCTAATGCTGGTTTGATTGGAACAGTATTTACTCAGGGTAGAAAGATTGGCGAAAGCACTGAGACATATCGCTATGGATATGTTGATGATAAAGGTGGTCCTGTTCTTGGAACTCCTGGCATTCTGACTGGTGGTAAAAATTATGGAACTCCTACCAATCCAGTAAGCACTTACAATATTATTGGTAATGGCGAAGGACTCACTTTCACTGTTACTGTTGGTTCTGGTATTTCTGCTATCACAGGAGTATCAATTGCATCTTCTGGTAGTGGATATAAAGTGGGTGATGTTGTTGGTCTGGTTACTGCTGATGTTGGAAACTCTGGTTCTGGAGTTCGTATTGGCATTAATTCTCTCGGTGGAATTGATACCCTCTATCTGACAAATGTTCAGGCAGAACTATTTGATACTGCAACTAACGACTTACTTTACTATCACGATAGTGGTTCTACAATCGATACTGGATTGGACATCATCACATATGATGCTACTGGATCTGTTTATACTGGAGAATACTTCAGAGTAGATAATAGAAACCACGGTATGCATAGCTCCTCTAACAGAGTTATCATCCAAGATGTTCAATCTGATGTAGTTCCAACTGAACTGTCTGTCAACCTTGCTTCGAATGAAACGACAATTTCTGTAGCAGCTACTTCTCAGTTTGCTACCTTCGAAGGTGCTACTGTTAGTGCAGCAAACACTGGATATGCATTCATCAACAGCGAAATTGTTTCTTATACAACTGTTGGAGTTTCTAGTCTCGGTGGTGTTGTAAGAGGAGTTGATGGAACTAAGGCTCTTAACCATCTCCAAAATGATATCATCTCTAAGTACGAATATTCTGGAGTATCTCTCAGAAGAATCAATACAGAGCATGATGTCTCTACTGTCCTGAGAGGAATTGATGAATACTATGTCCAAATTGACAGAGGATCTAGCAGAGGAAGTGATGATTCTGTAAATTCCATTCCGCAGGTTTCGTTCAGAGAAGAAGCTTCTGGTGGTGGTAAGAATGTCCATGCTTCTAAGAACCTCCAGTTCGACGCTGCAAGACCTTTGTTTGATGCTATTACATTCGGACCTGGAGACTTTATTTCTCTGCAGTTGAGAACTGTTACAGGCACATCTCCGAATGGTTCCGAGTCTGCTTATGTTGATGCTGGACTTTCTAATATCGATTTCAATAGAATAAATCAGTTTGAGTCCACAAGAATTATCGCATCTCGTGCAAATGAGACTGCTAAACTTGGATCTCTTCCCAGAAACAAATCTTTTGCATACACTATTACATTAGACAATAATGAGGATGAGTACAATTCTCCCGTTGTTAACATGGAATCTGCCGCAACTCTGCTGTATGAAAACAGGTTGAACAATCCCATCGAAGACTACAGAACAGATTCTAGAGTCAATAGCAGATTCAACGATCCGCATGCTTCTTACTACATGTCTAACCCGATTTATGTTAAGAATCCTGCAACTTCTCTCAAAGTTATCTTTGAAGCACGCAGACCAATTGAGTGTGATATTAGGGCATTGTACAGCATTATGAAGACAGACTCTAGTGAAGTAACTCCTGACTTTGAACTGTTCCCTGGTTATCTTAACCTTAGAGATACTGATGGTGATGGCATTGGTGATCAGGTAATTGATTCTACACAAAATGACGGTAGACCTGATACATTCGTTCCCGCAGACGAGACTCAGTACAGAGAGTATACATACTCTATAGATGATCTTCCTAGTTTCAATGGATTCCAAATCAAATTGGTATTCAGTGGATCTAATCAAGCGAAGTATCCTGTAGTTAAGAACCTTAGAGTTATCGCTGTAGCATGAGTTTGATTCCCGTCGAAGGACACTCTTACCTTTGGAGAGATTCTGAAACTGGAGCCATCGTCAACGGCGATGACTCCAATTATCAGGCATACATAAGACAAAGAGATGCTAAAAAGTCTGAGAAGGAAGAAATCGAGTCTATGAAAAAAGATATCGATGAGATTAAGAATATGTTAAGTAAAATTATTGATAAATTATGAGCAGAAATCCTCATTCTGAATTTTTAAAATATCACGGATTTGCTCCAGAGGATACTGGCAATATCCCACGCACTGAACTAGATTTGCTCAAAGCAGATGTTCTAGAGATCAAATTAATTATGCAGCAGGTATTACAGGAATTAAGGAAACTAAATACCTAGTAGGATAATCCGTGATGTAAAGAATGGCAGTTTACATTGCTAATCTTCAAATTGATACTGGGGTTGATTTTCAACACGGTTTCAGTTTAGGGGACAACGACACAGGAAGTTATTTAAACTTAAACAACTACACAGCGACTTCTCAGATGAGAAAGTGGGCAGGTAGTAGCACTGCCGTCTCCTTTGCATCTACCGTTACCGATCCCGAAAACGGTCAGATTCAGATCTCTCTGAGTTCTACTCAAACCGTTGATTTAAAACCAGGGCGTTATGTATATGATGTGAACCTCGAAGACTCTGGTGGCTATAAGTACAAGGTCGTTGAAGGAATGGTCCTAGTCAGAGCAGGAGTCACAAGGTAATGCCATCATTACGAATCGGCACATCGAATCAAGTCAAAGTTATTGCCAGTGGTGCCCTCGGGGGTGGATCTGGTGGTAGATTAACTTTGCTCGCGGATGTAGACGCGACAAACTTGGAGGACGGTGTTATTTTGGTTTATGAAGCGGCGACAAACACCTTTATTACAACGAAAAATTTCCCAGCCGCTATCATTGACGGAGGTGTCTTCTAATGTCCGCAACGATCCTCCTCAAAAGAACGCTTGGTACTTCTCCGCCGAACATTGCTCCTGTAGGTACTGGTGTATCCTTCGGTGAACTTGTTTATACTTACGATACCAGCGATGTAGGTGCTGGTAAGTCATATAAGAAGTTATACATTGGTAACCCTTCTGGTCCTACTGCATCTCCGATTCCGATTGGTGGTGAATATTATACCAGTCTCTTCCCAGAAAATCCTGCTTCTTTTGGTACACCTGAAGCAGAAAAACTCGTTGTACTTGATGATCAAGCAAGAGTTTCTAAGTGGACTGTTGTAGATGATTTCTATGTCGCTGGTATTGGTACAGTAAATAGTGACTTTACTGTAGGTGGTAATCTTAATGTAACTGGTGACCTCGTTTATGACGAGGCAAATGCTAGAAATTGGAATATCACTGGTGTTGCAACTGCTGCTACATTAGAAGCAACAAACTTTACCTTTACTAATGGTATTATCGAAGACCTGTTTGCAGTAACAGGTGTTGTAACCACTATTAGTGGCACAAGTGCTGACTATTACGAAGTCAATGTAGGTCATGCCCTTACTGCTAATAATTTAGAAGTAACAGGTGTTGGTTCGTTTAGTAACCAAGTTACCTTTGCAAATGATATTGTCAAGATTGGTCGTGACACTGCTGTAGGTCTTAGCAGTGCTGATGGATCTATCTTCATTGGTGACTATGCCGCCGCTGGCATGGGACAAACCGTCCTTAACCGTCGCAATATTGCGATTGGTGCCAGCGCAATGCAGTATGCTGGTATTCTTTCCAGCTTTGATGAATTAGAATCTAACATCGTTATTGGTAACTTTGCTGGTTATCGCCTGCAAGGCACCAGAAACTTGATGTTGGGCGATAAGGTAGGTTTTGCCTTATCATCTAGCGGTAACGACGAGAACATTGCTTTGGGTAACCAGGCAATGTATGGTGAGACTTTCCCCGTTGTTGATGGAGTAACTCTCAGTGTCAATGTTGGCGATCAGACTGCTCTTGCTAACTATGACGAAACTGAAGATGTAACGGAGACCACTGGATCTGGTCAAGGTCTCTTAGTCAGAATTCAAACTGGCGCAACTGGTCTTGTTACCAATATCGAAATCATTGCTCCTGGTGATGGTTACGAGGTTGGTGATACATTCACCATGCCTTTTGGATTCCAGACCCTCACAGGTTCTGTAACCAGTAAAAACGGAACCTTCCTGAGTGGTGGTACAGGAACAAGGCAACAGAAACAAAACATTGCTATTGGTCCTTACACTCTGTATAGAGTTGACGGTAGTAAGAACATTGCCATTGGTTACTCTGCTGGTAACGAAACTTATGGCAGTGGCAATGTCATTATCGGTTATCAGAGAAATGTTGCTATTGGAGATAGCGACAATCAGCTCGTAATCGGCAATGAAAATATTAACTGGATCGACGGTAACCAACTTGGTTATGTTGGTATCGGCACCACACGACCCTTCGGGTTGCTCGATGTTGGTGGTGTAGTAATCGTTGATAAGGGAACTGGTAATACAGTAATCGCTGGCGTAACATCCGTTCCGCAAATCGATGCCAATGATATTGGCGTTGAGGATATCAAGGTCACTGCTGGTTTAGCAACTGACTTTGCGATTACTTACGCTAAGATTCAGTCTGGTATCATCACAGATACTGTCGGTACTGCTGCAACTATTACGAATGTAGATTTCGTAAATGCAGATATCGAAGCAGCGAAGATCACTGCTGGCATCATCACTAGTCAGGTCGGTACTTATGCCACCATTACTGTATTTGATACAGAGACTGCTGACCTTAGAGATGTCAAGATCTCTACTGGACTTGTAACTTCTCTTGTAGGTACATACGCAACCATTACAACCTTCGATTCTAACGAAGGTGATATCAACACCATCAAGGTTGTTGCTGGTGTTGTTACTTCTCTGTCTGGTTACGGAGTAACTTATAACACAGCAGACTTTGAGAATCTTGATGCACTTGATGCCAAGATCACTACAGGTATTATTACTTCTCTGACAGGCACATATGCAACAATCAGAGACGCTAACTTCCAAAACGATGTTCGTGTTGGTGGTGCTCTTACAGTTGTTGGTGATCTGACTGTTAACGGAAATACCACTTTTGTTCAGAGTCAGGTTCTGCAAGTAACCGACAAGAACATTGAGATTGGTATTACTTCTGGTGTTCCTGCCTCTAATGCTTCGGCTAACGATGGTGGTATTATTCTTAAGGGAACGACTGATAAGACTTTCCTGTACGACTTCCCAAGAGAGGCATGGGAATCTAATCTTAAGTTTATTCCTAATGTTGACGACTCTCTTGATCTTGGTACTACCGATCGTGAGTGGAGAGATATTTACATCGATGGCACTGCACACCTCGATGCTGCTGACATCCTGGATGCCAAGATCACTGCTGGCATTATTACCAGTCTGGTAGGCACCTATGCGACCATTACAACTGTTGACATTGAGACACTAGATGCTCGTAATGTTAACATCACTGGTCTCGCTGTAACTGATATTGTTGGCACTGCTGCCACAATCACAACCCTTGACACTGAGACTGCTGATCTTAATGATGTTAAGATCACTACAGGTATTATCACCAGTCAGGTCGGTACTTATGCGACCATCACAACTGTTGATATCGAGACTCTCGATGCCCGTGATGTAAACATCACTGGTCTGGCAGTTACCGACATCGTTGGCACTGCTGCTACCATTACGACGATTGATGCCGTCGAAGGTGACATTGTTAATGCCAAGATCACTGCTGGTGTTGTAACCTCTCTGGTTGGCACCTACGCTACGATCACCGTATTTGACACCGAGACCTTAGATGCTCGCAATGTCAATATCACTGGTTTAGCGGTCACCGATATCGTCGGTACTGCTGCCACAATCACAACCATTGATAACAACCTTGGTACGATTGACAATGTTGCTACATTAGATGCTCTTGATGCCAGAATTACCGCTGGTATCATCACATCTCAGGTCGGTACTTATGCCACCATCACCACGGTCGATATTGAGACCCTGGATGCTAGAGATGTAAACATCACTGGTCTTGCTGTAACCGACATCGTTGGTACTGCTGCTACAATCACTACGATTGATGTAACAGAAGGCGATATCGTCAACGCTAAGATTACTGCTGGCGTTATCACCTCGATTGTTGGTACTTATGCTACCATCACCACCGTAGATGTTGATAATCTGGTCGGTGATACCTCTTATATCAATGTTGGTTACATCACTTCGCTGTATGACTCCACTGGAGTTGTCGGTGTTAACACTCAGCACATCCTGAGCACTGATCCTGCAGGCACAATCACCTGGCGTGAACCTGCTCAGATCGGTATTGCTACCATTAATGCCAGAACAGACACATGGTATGTCTCTCTGAATGGTGTTGACGATGGTGATGCCTCTCGCGGTAGAACTCCTGAGAGACCTTACAGAACGATTAAGTATGCCCTGCAGCAAATGACAGGGGTCGGGGTCAATGAAGTTCTGCAAGTTGACGCTGGTGTTTATGAAGAAACCTTCCCACTGACTATCCCTGCTGGTGTAACGGTCAAGGGTTCTGGTCTCCGTGCTACCAAGATTATGCCTACTACTGCCACAAGGCAGAAGGATGCATTCTTGATGAACGACAGAACGGTCGTCGAAGATGTTACCGTTGCTGGTCAGTACTTCGATACCGCTGGTAACCAAGGTTGGGCGTTCCGCTATGCCCCTGGCATTGCGATCACATCCAGATCTCCTTATGTCCAGCGTGTAACCGTATTCAACAAGGGTAGCAACATCACTGCCACCGATCCATACGGATACGGTTCTGCCGATTCTCCACCATCTTCCTACATCTCGGGTGGTGGTGCCTATGTTGATGGTTCAGAGGTCGCTTCTGGGTCCTTAGAGGCAGGTTTCCTGTTCAACGAATGTACCTTCATCGTTCCTGGCGGTAAAGGTCTAGAAATGACCAACGGTGCTCGTATCGAGTACCTGAACTGTTTCACATACTTTGCTAGCGAAGCTGTTAAGGGTATATCTGGATCTGTCGGTCTGTCCTCCACTGGTGAAACCAGACTGAGAATGACTGGCATCACCACCATTGGTGTTGGTGACACTGTTACTTACTACGATACTGACGGGGTAACAGGACTTGCTACCGCTGTTATCGCTGATTATGATGGAACTTACATCGATGTAACTGGTAAGCAAACTGGATTCGAAGTTCTTAACGCAAGAACTGCAAAATCAATCACCTTCAACGGCAATGCTCAGTTGAGCACAACCGTCAAGAAGTTTGGTACTGCTTCTCTCGAATTAGACGGAACCAACGATTCTATCAGTGTTCCTTCTAGTGGAGATCTCGGATTCGGAACTAACACCGACTTCACCGTTGAATTCTTTGTCAACTCTTATCAGTCTGGTCTGTCTTCTGCTACTCTAATCGACTTCAGAGATAACGGGACGGATGCTGAGGGTATCAGTCTTGCATTCCGTGCTGCTGGTGAAATCGACATGCGTGTCGGTACTACCACTGCAATCACTGGTTCTGGTGCTGGTATTGGTACTGGAACTTGGTATCATGTTGCACTGGCAAGACAAGGCACAGATACCAGACTGTTTGTTGACGGTTCTGTAGTAGGTACTAAGGCATCCGATACAACTGATTACGGCGCATCCAAGGGTCTGGTTATCGGTGCCGACTTTGATGGAACCAGCAACTCTCTGGAAGGTTACATCGACGAAGTTAGAATTGAGTATGGAGTTGCTAAGTACACTGCAGGATTCACTGCTCCGACCGCCGAGTTGCTCGGTGATAAGGATACATCCCTGTTACTGCACTTCAATGGTTCTGCAGGAATCAGCACAACAACTGACGATGTAATCAGATACCAAGATGTTCGCATCACTCAAGCGGGTGGTGGCATCGGAACTGCTACTAAAGTTACCCTTGCTGACTACAGCGAATTCGGTGCCGACATGCGTTCGGTCGGATGTGCTGTTGAGTATGGTCAAAAGGGTGTTATCGCTGATGGTGATGGTGTAACCCTGAGACTCTTTGCTCTGAACTTCAACCATGTTGGTGCTGGCGGAGACTTCTCCAACGATCCTAACCTGGCAATTCAGGCAAACGAAGTTACTGAGGTTAACAACGGCGATGTCTCCTATGTCAGCATCGACCACAAGGGTGACTTCAGAGTCGGTGATGCCTTCTATGTCGATCAGGAGTCTGGCACGGTTGCGTTCTCGCAGCAGGTAACCAGTCTGCAGGCACTGTCTTCCCTCCAGATCACTGATGGCGTAGACAGCAGCACGATCACTCCTACCAGCGGCACATTCGGTAACATCCAGATCTCTGGAAACAACATCGAATCCACCACTGGCGATATCAACATTGACCCTGCTGGTGCTGGTTCGATTAACATCACTGGCGATGTCAATGTCCTGGGTATCCTGACCGCTACGGTCATCCAGTTGGATGCCTTCCAGAAGGGCGACACCTCCATTGCTCTGGACGACTCTGGTTCTGATGGCACTATCCGCTTCAACACTGACGGTGTTGAGGGTATGCGTCTTGATGCTGGTCAGTTACTGGGTATCGCTACTGCATCTCCAAGAGCAAGACTCGATGTTCTCGGATCTACCCTGCTGGAAGATCTTAAGATCACTGGCGTTGCTACCTTCACATCCAACCTCACCGTTGGTGCTGGTCTGACCGTAACTGGAGACTCTGAGTTTGAAGCGAATCTCGCGGTTGAAGATCTTAAGGCAGTAACTGGTGTCGTAACATCCCTGGTTGGTACATATTCTACTATCACCACGGTCGATATTGAGACCCTGGATGCTAGAGATGTAAACATCACTGGTCTGGCAGTAACAGATACCGTTGGTACTGCTGCTACTATCACAACGATAGATACGGAGGCACTCGATGCCTTTGATGCCAAGATCACTGGAGTTGCAGTAACAAACGCAGTATTCACTGGAATTGTTACTTACAAGGATGGAGTCAAGGCAAACTTCGGTAATGATAACGATCTCCAGATCTACCACGATGGAAGCAACTCTTACATTGATGATGCTGGCACAGGTACACTTGCAATCCGTTCTAATCAGGTAGAACTTCAGAAGTATACTGGAGAGACTCTCGCCAACTTTACTGCTGATGGCAAGGTTCAACTGAACTATGATAATGGTAGGAGATTTGAAACTACCGCAATTGGTGCTAGCGTCTCTGGTGAACTACAGACTGGTAAGTTAGATGTTGCTAGTGACACAGTAATTGGTCTGGGTCTGACGGTCGTTGGTATTGCTACCTTCAACACCGATGTTTACATCGCTGGTAACCTGAACATCATTGGTGATGTTGTTTATGATGAGGTTAACGGTCGTAACCTGTTTATCTCTGGTGTAACTACCACAAATAACCTGAAAGTAACTGGCGTATCCACTATCGCCAACATTACAATCGGCGCTGGTTCTTCTTCCACCAAAATAAATACCCTTAGCGGTGAACTCGTTCTTGATTCTGCTGCTGGTCAGGTAACTGTCCAAGATGATCTGAGTGTAATCGGTTATGGTACATTCCGTGACGGCATCTACTACAGATCTGATCAAGGTGGAATCAACGGTATTGGATATAGTGGACCTAACGGTGTTGCTTACTTTGAAAACGATGGAAGACTGGTTAGCGGTCTCAGCACAGTTGGATTCCTGACCACTTCAAACTATGTCCTGACAACTGACGAAAACAACATTCCAATCTGGTCTGACAGCATCGATGGAGGAACCTTCTGATGGCGAAACCAACTACAAGGCAGGAACTCAAGGATTATGCCCTCAGGCAACTTGGGTATCCTGTCTTGGAGATCAATGTAGCAGATGAACAAGTAGATGATGCCTTAGACGACGCTCTTCAACTTTTTCAAGAGCGTCACTTTGATGGGGTAGAAAGACTTTATCTAAAGTACAAAGTTACCGCAGATGACATCGCAAGAGGCAGAGCAAGAGGTAATTCGGAATCTCTTGGTATCGTTACTTCTACTACATCATCTGGAGACTTTGAAGAAAACTCAAATTACTTAGTTGTACCAGATTCTGTAATTGGAATTGAAAGAGTCTTTATCTTTGACTCTAGTCATGTTTCTAATAACATGTTCAGTTACAAGTATCAGATGTTCCTGAACGATGTTGCATTTAACTTGGGGTATGATGGACTCTTGAGTTATGCAATGACAAAGACATATATTGAAGATATCGATTTCTTGCTTTCTACTAATAAGCAGATCAGATATAATAAGAGAAATAATAGACTATATTTGGATATTGATTGGGGATCTACTAAAGAAGACACCTACATAATTATTGACTGCCAAAGAATCATGGATCCTGCAAACTATGCTGGAGTCTACAATGATTCTTTCCTCAAGAAGTACTTTACTTCTCTCGTTAAGAGGCAGTGGGGTCAAAACCTTATCAAGTTCCAAGGAGTCAAACTCCCTGGTGGTGTTGAACTCAATGGCAGACAAATTTATGAAGATGCTGTATATGAATTACAGCGTATTGAAGATAGGATGCTTTCTACATACGAAATTCCCCCCCTTGACCTTATTGGATAATGGCGTTAAATCCCTTCTTTCTCCAAGGATCACCGAATGAGCAAAATCTCATTCAGGAGCTTATTGACGAACATTTAAAAATGTTTGGGGTGGATGTTTATTACATCCCCAGAAAGATGATTGTGACTGATGATGTACTCGGAGAGGTACAATCGTCCAAATTTACTGATGCATATATCTTAGAAGCATACCTCAACAACTATGAGGGATATGCAAAAGGAAGTGATATCATGACTAAGTTTGGTATTAATCTTCAGAACGAGATTACGATTACTGTTTCTAGAGAGAGATACGAAGACTTTATCGCTCCGTTTGTAGTATCTCATGATGCCAGAAATGCTGGAACTGATATCCTCTTTGGCGAAAGACCAAAAGAAGGAGATCTAATTTATTTCCCTCTGGGAGAAAGATTGTTTGAAATCAAGCATGTAGAACACGAAAATCCGTTCTACCAACTTGGAAAGAATTATATTTACGAATTACAGTGTGAACTCTTCCGCTATGAAGACGAGTATGTTGATACGAATATTGAATTTATTGATGAGAGATTGACGCCAGAAGGAGAAGTTACTACAGTTGTTCTTGCTGGTATTGGATCCACTGCATTAGCAGTTGTTGATTCTTTTGCTAGCCAAGGTGCTTTACAGCAAATTTTCCTGAACGACGATGGATATGGTTTTACTTCCGCACCCAATATCACAATCGCCCCTTCTCCTGCTGGTGTTACTTCATCCAGAGCGAGTGCCGTTGCATTCACCACGGAAAGATCAGGTCTCTATTCTATTGATCAAGTCGTACTGACAAATCCTGGATTTGCATACACCTTACCACCTGCAATTAGTTTTGGTGGTCCTGGTGCTGGTGCCGCTGCAACTGCTTCTCTTACTAATAGTGGCATTACATCTATTCGTATTACTGATCTAGGAACCAATTATGTAACTCCCCCAATTATTTCAATTCAGCATCCCGCTGAAGTTGGCATCGGTACAACTGGGGCAACAGTTGGAATTAAGACAGGTCAAGTTCAAGCAACAGCTGTTGCAACTCTTTCTGGAGATAGACTCAATAGAATTTACATCACTAATGCTGGTGCTGGATACGAAGCAACTCCCATCATTACAATCGGTAGTCCTCTGTCTCTTGGTGTTGGCACATACTTCTTCAACGAAAGAGTCGTTGGATCTCTTTCTGGAACAGAAGGATATGTCAAGATATTCAATGAAGATGAAAGAAAGTTAGAAATTGCAATAAATAATGGAGTATTTACTCCTGGCGAATTTATTACTGGAACTGCATCTTCTGCTAGATATCAAGTATTGTCGCACACTGGAATTGATACCGCAAGTCCATATACTCTCAATGATGAAATAGAGACTGCCGCTGACGATATTCTCGATTTCACTGAAATTAATCCATTTGGTAACTTCTGATGTTAGGTACATACTTTTATCACGAAATTCTCCGAAAAACAGTTGTTGCTTTTGGTACTCTGTTTAATGATGTTCACATCCAAAAAGAAAACAAAGCTGGTGCAACAATTAGTGATCTGAAAGTTCCTCTAGCATATGGTCCGAGATCTAAGTTCCTTGCAAAGTTAGAACAGCAACAGGATCTCAATAAACCAACTGCTATTTCTCTTCCGAGAATGTCTTTTGAGATGAGTTCTTTGAGTTATGACGGATCTAGAAAAACTTCGATTACAAAAACATTCAAAGCAGTTGACGGTGGAGGAAATGTAAAGAAGGTATTTCTTCCTGTTCCTTACAATGTTGGATTCGAACTCAACATCATGACAAAGTTGAATGATGATGCTTTGCAGATTGTTGAGCAGATTCTTCCATTCTTCCAACCATCTTTTAATGTTACCATTGACTTGATCGATAGTATTGGAGAAAAAAGAGATATCCCTGTTATACTGGAAAACATCTCATTCACCGATGAGTATGAAGGCGACTTTTCTACAAGAAGAGTTCTGACATACACACTAAGTTTTACAGCAAAGACTTATCTGTTTGGTCCTATTGCAGAAAGCACCGACGGTCTCATTCGTAAGGTTCAGGTCGATTACTACGCAGATACCGATATTCAGACTGCTAAGAGAGAAGTTAGATACACTGCTGTGCCAAATCCAATTGATGCAGAACCAGGGGATGATTTTGGATTCTCAGAAACATTTACTGATTTTACTGATGGTAAAGTTTACAGTCCCACTAGACGGGAGGATGTATGAAGAATGATTTTAACAAAATAGATGAGGCACTAAACACTACAAGCGAAATTGTAGATGTAACACCCGTTAAGAAAGAAAAAGAACTACCAGATCGTCTAACAAAAGATGATGTGGAAAAGGATTACGAATATACCAGAGCAAATTTATACTCCTTAATTGAAAAAGGTCAAGAAGTTTTAAATGGTATTATGGAGTTGGCAGAGGAATCTCAATCTCCTAGAGCATATGAAGTTGCTGGTCAATTACTTAAGAGTGTTGCTGATACAACAGATAAGTTTTTGAAACTTCAGAAAGATTTGAAGGATATCAATGAAGAGAGTAAGGGTCCAACAAATGTAACTAATAACGCAATGTTTGTCGGGAGCACAGCAGAACTCCAAAAGATGCTTAAACAGATGAGTAAAAATAAATAAAAGAGCCTTACTTTTCTACACATGCTAGGTAAATCTAAAGCACAAGTAGAAGAGAAAGACCACGATCATGAAGATAAAAGTGAAGTTCTTGGTAATCTGGTGAAAGTTGTTGTACTTATCTGGTCTGCGTCTCTCCTCACATTCTCATATGTTCGTCTCCCGAACGGTCAAAAGATTTTAGATTTTGATCCCACTTTTATCGCATCAGTTTTCTCTGGATCTCTTGCTGCATTTGGATTAAGTCCTGCTAAATCTGGCGGTGCTAGTAATGGGAATGGTATTTCTAAGGCAAAAAAAGAGCCAGAAGTTGTTTCTGCTATTGAACCCAAGAAGGAAGACCAAGATAAATAATACTAAATGGTTTAGTCGATTATAGAAATGTCGTTCTCTTATTCTGAAATCTCGGACTTTTTGTCGGAAGCAAAGAAGAAGAAACCATTAACCACTGGAGACTGTGATGCTCCAGAGGTTGATGACTCTGATGTGAAAATTACTGAGCAGAGTTTTCAAATTAACGCTACTGGTCATCGTAAAGCACAGAGAGATCAGAAGATTAGAAATTTAGCGACTGGTGGATCTACCGCTGGTGAAAGAGCAGCAGCTTCTGGTAAGTTGAAGGGTCCTACCCTTCCTCTTGCTAATTCTTATGAAGCAAAAGGTGAGATGGTTGAGCAAAAGGGACAACCCTACAAAGTAGGAGATACAATTCCTGATTCGGCAACCAAACCCAGAAAACCTTCTAAATTTTCTGTTGATAAAACTGGACTGAAAGGACCAGAAAAACCTTTCACTGAAGAGACACTTGAAGAGAAGAAGAAAGGTCTCTGGGACAACATTCATGCTAAGCGTAAGCGTGGTGAACCACCCGCTAAACCTGGCGATAAAGATTATCCCAAGACTCTTGACATTGATGAAGGTCTTGGACTTCAAATTGCTCGTACCATTGATAAAACCAAACCTCCTGTCGGTAGATCATCTAAGAGAAGAGCAGTCAGTTCTGCCCTCAAGATGAGAGAGGTCATCAAGTCCGCAAAGAAGAATAAGAACCGTAAGTTCTCTGGTAAAGCAGCAGTTGAAGAAAGTGCTGCTTGGACTAGAAAAGCAGGAAAGAACAAGGAAGGTGGTCTCAACGAAAAAGGACGCAAGTCCTATGAGGCAGAGAATCCTGGTAGCGATCTTAAAGCACCGTCTAAAGAGAAAGGCAATAAGCGTCGTGCATCATTCTGTGCAAGAATGAAAGGCATGAAGAAGAAACTCACTTCTGCCAAGACTGCGAACGATCCTGATTCCAGAATCAATAAATCCCTTAGAGCTTGGAATTGCTGATATGAAAAATTTTATTGTTGAAAGCGATCTTTATTTACAGATTGCCAGAGGTAAGGTAAGAGGTGCATCCTTTGTTCATAAGTTTGGTGCAAACTTTGACATCGACAACAGCTCAGAACCAGAGTCAGTATGGACTGGTGGTGGATTGTATCCTTGGAGTGCGTTTGACACAGCAGGTGTATTGGTTGTTACTAGTGACGACACTGATGATGATGTGGGTCAATCAGGTGCCACAGAAATTATCGTAGAAGGATTGGATGACAACTACGAAAGTGTATCAGAAACATTCGCAATGGATGGCA